TTAATTTATCTGACACAATATGAATATCTGCTAACTCAGCATCTCTAATGATTTTTACATTAAATTTATCTTTAAGTAAATCAACTTTTTGTCTAGGTAATTCTAAATTTGGATACCTGTATATTTTTTTATCTTGCAAATCAATTGTTTTATCTGAAGTTACTATACCTAGTAAAGCAATTTCTTCTTCATTAGGATACCAACTTTTAGCTCTACCAAAGTAATAACCATCTTCTTTCAAACTAAAACAACCAATACCCAGTCTCTCTTTTCCATTAACCCAAGTTGAATCTTGAGCTGAAACTGTTATCTCTAATTTATAATGTTTTTTTTCCATTTTATTTTACGTATTTTAAATATTCTGGTTTTACTTGTACTTTAAATACATACAAGTCTCTATTACTAATATGAATTTCTTTTCTTACAATTGGTTCCAAATATTTGAAATTAATTGAATCAAGTTTTTCATTTTTTTCTAACCAAAGAATCATATCATGTGCATTTTTTATTGAAAATTTGCTGAAGTTAGATTGTTCTAACCAATACTGTACATCTTTATCTCTATTGAAACGGTACATATAACGTTCAGTATCCTGAGCAAACTGCCATAATAAATGATAATTTTGTTGATAATCAATTGTAGGAATTACTTTTGCTGCTATGGCTGTATCTTCATCACTATAAGAAGCAATATACTTTTGTATATCTCCCAATAGTGTTTCATCTAAAACTTGCTTATTTGCTGATTCATAAATGACAGTATCTGCATCAATTGTTCCTACTAAACCTAAATCAATTTTATGTGCTAAGTTTACGGCCATACCTGTGATCATCCATTCATCATATAATGATTCACCAGTAGTGCAGTTATAATATCTTACTTTACTAGATAAGTTACCATCATAAATTACATCTCCCGGATAATGATCTACAGCTAAAACTGAACCATTTGTTTCTTCAAGAGTTTGATAATTCCATAACTTGGCCATCATTATAGTTGACTTAATATTTTCTCCACTTTCAAATCTATCATAGATATCATCATGGGTAATAATCAAGTCAGCTAATTCATAATCATTGGTTACAGTTATACCATGTTCTTTTAGAGCAGATTTAATCCTATCTAATGAAACATTACACTTAGGCAATACAAAAGCTTTCTTTTTGGTTTTAAAAGTTGTACTATCTTCAGTACTATTTGTTAATATGTCTCTTATTTTAATAAATGTTGTTTCATCTTGAGTGACTAACAAACTTTCAACCAAATTGGATGATAGAACCCCATAATATGGGGCACTATCTAATCCAAAATGGTTTAAAGCAGTAGTATCATATGATTGATAAACTGATTTACTTGCCATTTTATTTCATTGTCATTTTGATGATATCTGGATTCATCATCATTTTGTTAAACTTCTGTTTGTTACCATTAAAGATTGTACGTACAACTAAGTACTTAAGATCATTGGTAAAATAGTCTTTAGTACAAAGAGCTATTAATCTGTCTGATACTTTTTGACTTACAGTATTATCTTTACTATAAACAACTGAATAGTTAGCTAACCTTGTTGCTAATGTAGCAGCAATGTCTGCACGGTATGTATCATCTTTACCAATACAGCCTCTTAACTCACCAAGAATATATGATTCATTATCATGAGTCAACAAATCTTTAGGTGTTACCAGTTTGTCCAGTTTGTTGTTAATAAATGTAGTAAACATAGAAGCAAAAGCATCTCCAACAGAACCTTCACCAATCATTTGAATTAATGATAAGTTTGATTCAAAGTTATCAAAGCTAGATATAGCATTGAAGAATGTTGTGATGGATCTTGCATTTGTTTCTAATGTAACCAACTCCGGGTGTAATAACAAAAAGTTGATACATCTTGAATCAATACCAGCTTCCTCTGCCCACTGTGCCCATACATTAACATCAAACTTAAGGTTTGCTGTAACGTATCTAGTCTTTTGTGCAGCATCTACTGAGTTTACCATGTACTCACCATTGTCTGGGTTTGCTGTTAATATAATATGCCAATCTTTTGGTAAAGTCCAAGAGATATAGGTTTGTCTATCTATTAACTCCATAACTGCTTGAATAAATCTTGTGTCAGCTCTATTCCAGTCATCTAGTAATAAGATACCACCTTCTTTTTTATCAGCAATCCACTCCGGTGGGCAATAAGACATCCTGTTCTTACCTGTCATTTTATATCCATTTTTTAGATATTCTTGAACTGCAAGTTCATCAACCCATAAACCAACTTTTTTAGTAACTCCTGTTTGGATATTGGCAAGGTCTGATGATGCAGCTGATCTTTGTGCTGCAGTATAGGATAAATCATCTATTTTAGGCTCTGAAACTCTTGTTTCTTTATACATTTGAAATTGACGTACTGGGAATCCTACTAAGTCACCCAACTCTTCTATCTGTGCAAGGTTAACCTTAACAAAGTTTAAGTTGTTTTCTTTAGCTAGCTCAACAATGGTAGATGTTTTACCAATTCCTGATTCTCCTAATACTTCTACTGATACAGATTGTTTACCTTGTGCTTGTAAAAATCTATTGTTTGTAATAATGTGATTTACAAACCCTTTTAATTCTGTTACATTTAAATTTACTTGTGCCATCTTTTTTTTTAATTTAATTTGATTACTTTTCCTGGTAACTCTTCATTCATTGTAGATATACTACTCAATACCCATAAGGCATTGTTTGGACAATTGCTTGGAGCATAAGCTTCTCCATCTGTCAAATATATTAGTGCTGTATAACACTTCTTTTCATTATAGTGGTCAATTACAGGTTGGAAACTTGTACCACCTCTACCATGTATAGCCCAATCTTTTTTTGGATTAAACTCTTCTACAGAATTAAGTCTTGTATCACACTGTGCTACTGTAATTTTGTGGCCAGTTTTATTCATGTGATGCAATTCATTGTAAAACTCTTTAAGTTCTTCTGTATTTACAGATCCGGATGTATCAATACCAACAAGAATATGATTTTTAAATTTAATCTTTAGTCCTGGGTTTTCTGCATATCTTTTATTGTACTTACGTCTCAACTTTTTAGTATATACTACAGATGAGTTTCCAACAAATCTTCTTAAGTAAGCTTTCCAATCAAATTTAGCTGGCTCAACATGAAATAACTTTGCAATCAATTCACTCAACTCACCAGGAACATTTCCTTGTTTCTTAACAGTTTGTTCTGCAGCCTCTTTTAACTGATGGTCTATTTGTTTTTGAACAAGTTTTTTATCAGCTTCAGGTAACTCATCAAATTCTTTCCATGTGCTATGGCAATACTCTGATTCACCATCCATTTGATCCATTAATGAATCTAATGAAGGAGATGTACCATCTTCTTTGGCTTGTTCTAATAATTCATAATAGACTTTAGTCCCTGCTTTTACAGGAAGATTTAATTCAGGAAAACTACTTAGTAATAATCCACCGTCTGGTAGCATGTTTGAACTAATATATTGATTGATCTCTAGATCTGCAGCTATATTAAATAACTTGTGATCAGAATACAGATCTCTCAATAATAAATGCCCAAATGCTATGTGTAACAATTCATGCTTAATCAATCCAACTCTATGTAATTCACTTAACTCAGTAAAAAAATTAGGGTTAATTGTTAACTGCATACCAATTCCATGTTTACTTACACCTGCAGTAGGTATACGTTCACTAAATTGTTTATTTATACCAATTAAAAAAAGCCCGTAAAAGGGCTCATCTAGAATTAAAGTTTTGGTGGTTCTTGCAACACCATCTTGTATATTTATCATTTTTGTGGGTATAATAGTTTTAATAATATTTTTTTGTAAACAACATAGTCTCCTGCATTTTTTACTACAGAGTTAATGTTTTTACCAACTAATTCTTCAGATGTATAAATTTTACTAATAGCTTTTAAAAAACGTGTTCTCTTATCAAATAACATTGATTTAGTAAATAATAAATCTAAAATCTCTTTGTCATCAAAATCTAAGTTCTTGTAATTCTCTAAAGCTAATTCAAAGTCTTCATCCTGACCCATAAACATTTCACGTAATGAAAAAAACTCTTTAACTGTTATTAATGTCATCTGGTAAAATTTCTATAATTACTCCAGGATTAACTTTGTCATATTTGTATTGTACAAATACGGGTAATATACAATCTGCATTATCATCTTCAATCCAACCAAATGTAACCATATCATCTTGCACTGTTTGTGCGGGATTAATATAATCAAACTTATGTTTACTGCCTCTGATGAATGTAAATTGGATACTTACGGGTGGTTGATGTTTGGCTAACTCAGCTTTAAATTCATCTGCATACTGTGCATAATAATCTTTAGCTACTTTTCTATAATTCATAACAGTTTTACTTGCTATAAAATACTTACCGGTCCATCTTCTACCATTCTTACTACTTGGGACTGAGCCCGGTATGAACCATTTCATTTATTTATTTGTTTAAAATTTCTTTAAGTAAAGGTTTTAATGTTTGATGTACAATATCAAAACCATGTTCACGCATAGAATCACTAATATCTTTAGACAAGGGTAAAGCAAAGCCATCTAAATTATATAAGGTTTTATACTTATTAATTGCTAGATTACCTGCAATATCATTATCAAAGAATGTGATTACTTTCTTGTATTTCTTTTTTAAGTGCTCAATAACATGGGGTTTAATTATTGTATTCTCACTATCTGGTGCCAGTACTTCAACGTTATAACCAATACTTTTAAGACATAAAGCATCTTTTAATGATGAACAAATTACTAAATAAGGTTGAGTGTAGGTTAATTGATCAAAACCTTGAAGATATGATTTTACTTTATGAAATTTATGTTTACTTGACGGTTGATATATTTTATACAACTCATCATCTTTATCAAAATATCCATAAATAGAATGTCCTTCAATCTTTAACTTTTTAATTTCACCTTCATCTTCTTTAATTAAGTTATAATACTCTATAGGTTTAATATTATATTCTTTTAGTAATTTTAATCCTATTCTAAAGTTTAACCAATATCTGCCATCATTTTCAGTCCATTGTCTTGTATTAACAAAATCAATTTGCCATTTTGATTGAGCTTTAAAAGAAATCTGTTCAAAATCAGTTGTTTTAACATAGTTGTTGTAATCATCTACTATTTTTCTAACAGCATCTTTATATTCCATATTAAACATTTGTTTAACTAAGTCTATTTTGTTGCCATTTTTACCAGTTGAAAAGTCCTTAAATTTATATACATTCATAGATTTATCTACATATATACAAAAGCTAGGAGTTTTATCATTAGGATTAAAGATTGATTTAATCTTTACATCTTGACCTATTAAGGGTTCTGATAAATTTAAATAATATTGAAACACCCAATAGCTGGGAACATCTGAATCTTCTAATACTAAATTTTTTGTGTTAAACATATTGAGAATATAAATAAAAATGGGACTGACATATTACAGCCAGTCCCATAATTAAGTTAATTATTACAAATCAAAATCATCACCAGAACCAGTTGACGCAGGTTCAAAGTTACTTGTTGTAGGTGAATTTTTCTTTTCTATTTTTCTCAAATGATTTGGATTATTGCTATCAAAAGTTAATAATTTAGAATTTTCAACATTCAATGCTTCTACAGGTACACCTTCTTTACTAATTTTAGGTAAGTAAAGATCATTGTTTACATAACCCTCAGTGTTTTCCCACTCACGTGCACCAAGACATACATTTACATATGTTGGACCTGATAATAATTTATCACATTTAACCATCCAGTCTTCAATTGTATTAGATTGAATAGCATCTAATGCAGCTCTTTTATCTAAAGCTTCAGCTAAAAATATCATTGCTTTCATTACCTCAGTATCTCTACTGATTTCTTTACCACTTGGTAATGTAGTGTCTTTATATGGATAAGGTGAATATCTCACTCTTCCTACTTGACCTTCATAACGTGCACCGTCAGGTTTATTCATATCTTTCAAAAATCCTTGAAAATCTCCTGTTACAGGTTCTGTTTCTACATGTAACATAATGTTATATGCTTGAGCATCATAAGGAGTTTTATCAAAACTAATTGAATTGATTTTTACTTTGTGATTTCCTGTTCCAACTACTGGTTTCTCTTTGCCTGAAGCGGCTGACATGTCTTTAGTACTTAACATAATTGCTTTTTTTAATTAATTAATTTTATTATTATTCTTCATACTTTTTAATGCAATCTTTTACAAATTGCAGGTTGTTTGGGATGAAGATTTCCTCAAACATACCTTGGGGTGATTTACATGTGTTCTCTCCATTGTTTTGTGTATCAAAACCATAGACAAGTTCACCATCATCATTTTTAATAACTTTACCAAATAAAACAATAGAAAATAGACCTTCCAAAGTTAAAGTATTGTCAATCATTTTACCAATTGTTTTTGCTTTAATTTTTCTATTTCCATTGATGTCAGTTGCATCTTCTGAGTGAGTCAAAAAGAACACAGTTAGATCATCTCTCAAATCTTTAGGTAATTTAGCTACCTGAGCTAAGTTTGCTGCAATTTGAGTAAATTTCTCATAACCTTTTTCATTTGCTCTATCAAAATATTCAAAAGAACTCATGTACTGCCAATCATCTACAACTAAAGTTTTGATGTGTGGCATTTTTTCATTCACATGTAAAATAGCTTTAACAACTCCTGCTGCAGAAGATGAAGATGCTAAATTACCTTTTGGATTGTCTTTTGAAATAGCTGCATACATTCCCTTCCAACCTTTAAAAGGCAGTGGTTTATTTGCAATATTAATTACAAAAGTTTCATCAGGATTTAGATGTCTAATTGATGTTGATTTGCCGGTCCCTGAGTCAGCAATGATTAATACACTTTGTGCCATATTTATTTATTTATTAAGGATACTATTTAATGTTAATTGAATTGATTTAAGTGTCTTATTAATTTCTAGTAATGCATCAACTAAACCAGGTGTTTCTTTTTTATCTGGATCTGGTAGATCTGGATTAGCAAAGTCATGGATTAGTTTACCTCTACTTGTTACATCATTTATAATTTTTAACTCACTAACAGGTATTATATGTCTTATAAATCCAGTACTTGATTCAACTAACTCATATTCTTCTTTCCAATGTGGGTTATTCTTATGAAGATACAAAGTTCTTTTTGGGTCTTCTGTATCATAATTTATACTTACAAATTCAGTATAAATATCTTCATTCTTTTCAAACTCACTAGGAAAAAAACTAACATATAGTTCATCTTTTCCGGTTGGCCTATAAGCCATCTTAGGAATATATTGTGCATTAGTTATTCCATTAGTTTGGAAGTAATCTTCATGCTCTTCTCTCAAAGCATTTACCTTAGCTTTACGTTCATCAGGTGTTATTGCCATTTCTTTTGTATTATTTAAATTTTTTGTACTTATCATATTTTTTATCTTCTTTCTTGAACTCCTGGTGTAGCCATTTCTTCAATTTGCATTGATTCAAATTTAGCTTTAAAGAAACTCATTCTAGTATCACCATTTCTTGCTTTAAGAAAGTGTAACACTATAGTTTTATCATCTTCAATAATATATCTATCAGGCCCATAAAATCTAATCTTTTGTTTTGCGGGTCTATTAATACCAATCAAAGTATCAGCATGTTGCAACATAGCATCAGAACCAAATATATCTGACTCAAGAATATAGTTACCATACTTACCATCTATAGCTCTTTCTGGGTTATCAATATTCCTATTGAGTTGAGATAAAGCAATAAACAAACAAGGATAGTCACGTTTACACTGAGTAAAGAACTCACCTAATTCAAATAACATATCTAAAGTATTGTTTTGATAAGGTGCTCTTTTAACTAACATTGTGTGATCTAAAGTAATTATTGTTTTTACTCCTTTATGTTGATTCATGTACATATCAATTTGCTCACGCATTTGATTTACAGTCATAGGAGTACTAACAATATCTACAGGATGTTTCACTCTTTCTTTAGCATACTGATGACAAGTATTAAGTGTATCAGCAGTAATTAAACTTCCTGCACTACATAACTCTTTATAAGTTTTGCCAGTGACTGAAGAAAATTCTCTAATTGCTGAGGTTCTACCAACCATCTCATATTGAAACTCTAATACTCTAAATGAATCATTAGGATTCAATGCAAAAGACTCTCTTATGATTTGATCTTTAATTAATGTTTTACCTGAACCAGGTCTTCCACCAATAACCGTTAATGTGTTCCATTCTAAACCATCAGTTGTAGCATCATTGAATTTTGGCCATGGTGTGTATATAGATTTCTCTTCACCAATCTGCCTTTTGTACATGTATTTTAATGCTTCATTAAAGGCAGCATATTGACCTATCCATGATTCTGTTGGTTTACTCATACTCTATAATATTTATTATGTCTTGAACATTTTCTATACTTGTATTACAAGATTTTTCATCAGGTATCCAAGTACCATCTCTTAACATTTGAAAATCTTCTAAAATAAGATTTAATTTATCAAGCACTTGAGTTGATTCTTGTGGTGTCATATTACATTTTCTTTAAAGTGTTTAGCTTCTGTTTCTACACCATCTTTTATCATATCACAGTAATCTGCTAATGTAGATGATTTTACTTTGTGCTTATCTTGTTTGCATATAAAATATTGACTAGTTTGCATATACATGTATTGTGCATCCCGGTATTCATTTACATACATCTTAGTAGCTTTTATGATTTGTTCCCAAGTATAATCATATGTTTCAAATATCCATCTGAATGATTCAGATAACATCTTTACATTAACCCTGGCTGGTTTGCCACTGGGAAGTTTTATATTAGGAAATATTTCTCTATAGATATTTATTTTATCAACAAAGTCTTGTCCCATTAACTGAGCATCTGTTTTCTTTTTTGCTTTAATAAAATAATTATCTAAATGTACTATCAAGCATTTAGCTTCAGCACTCATTGTATATTTACCATTATCTAAGATTAAATAGCCTAATTTTTCTAGAGCTAACTTATCTTCAGTTGTTACTTGAGGCAAAGCAACTCCTTGCTTTATCCCAAATAATAATAGTACTTGATTTGGTGTTAAATTGTTTTTCAGCATCATCTGAAATAGTTCCCACATATTGTTTGGTTTTAATTATAAGTGTTTGATAATCAGATGTATGATTTAAAAGACGGACAACAAATATAGATAAAATTTACCAATTAATCAAAGATTTATCTTGTTTTTTTAGTTCTAAATTTGCTTTATTAAACACATCATTGTGGTCCCATTCTCCACCTTTGTATGCAGCTGATGCTGGGTGTGAACATTTAAGTATTTTACAATCAGGTAATAAGGTTTCCCACTCTTCAGCTTTTTTACCCATTAGTATAAAGATTGTATCTTTCTTATGTTTGTTGATATTAGCAAATATGTAATTTGTAAATGGTTTCCACAAGCTATAATGTGAACCAATCTTGTTAACCTCAACAGTAAATGCTGTATTAATAAGTAATACACCTTGGTTAGCCCAAATTCTTAAATCTGTATAATCTGTGTCTATGGCTTTGTTTATATATTGTAAAGACTTTTCAGCTTTACCTTTTTTTGAGCAACTAAATGCTAAACCATCTGCTGACCCTAACTGCGGATATGGATCTTGTCCTACTATAACAACCTTAAGATTATCATATGAGCACTCTTTAAATGCATTGAATACATCTTTGAATGGCGGAGTAAATCTTAGGCCATGGTTAACAGCTGCTTCTAGAAATACAAATATACCTTCAAATGATGGACTATCTACAAAAGGATTAAGTATTGAATCCCAACCTGATTGTTCTGAATCAGTTTTTATTTGTGTTTTAAATTTATTTAGGTTTGATTCCATTTTATTTGTTTTATTTTGTACATTTGTAAATAAATACATTTTAATATGAGTGAAGAAAAAAAATTACAGACAGTTGATACATATGATTTTAAAGATATCATTAAAGATATTGAAGTATCAACAGCATATATTGCAGCACTTCAAAGAATCATAACAGATATGTTTCTTAATTATTCAGAGGGTACTGAAAAATTACCAGATTTGTTTAAAATGTTTGAACAAAATCTTGGTAAAAAAGAAGAAGATAAAATCAATATAAATCTTACTAAAGAACAGGGTGATATTTATACAGTATTTTCATTGCTTCAGTTGTTTAAATATCATGCAAATAAACAAGGTTTAGCTAAAAAAACTGAAACTTCAGCTACCATTGAAGAATTAAAAGAAATTGCTACAATGATGCAAAAACAAGAAGATATAACTGAGAAATTAAAAGAAATAGAATCTAAAATGAAAATTGTAAACTAATTATCTTAATTGCATTCCACTAAAATCACCAATTTCTATACAGGCTTGAATAGCCAGGTTTAATTCATCTTTATCACAATCACCAAAAGACTTGCAGTACTCTTCTTTATTTTTTGTAAAGCAGAGTCCTGCTTTTCTTTTTACTGCTAATTTGGCTTCTTCAAATGTGTATCCTATTTCTTGTGCTATTTCTCTAATCATTGCATGTAGTCTGGCCAACTGAGGATTACTTCCTTTATCACCACTCACGCCAATAAATATTTCTAATTTAGCTCCATCAGGTAAATCATTCAAAAACTTTTGAAACTTATTACCTACAGCTTTGATTGGAAAATCCAATGTACCATCTTTAATAGTACACTGGATAAATAAACTATCTTTCATTACTTAAATCTTAGTGCTGTACCAATATAAATAAATTCTTGTGCACATACTTCACATATAGCTTCTGTTTCATTTCTATGAAGACTTCTGTTAAGACAATTAGGACAAGGTGTATCTTGCATATAACTAAATTCCTCACATGATTGTTTAGCTAATGCTTGTATATGAGCATCATGATCTCCATTGAAATCACGTTCTACTATTTCCATATAAACTTCTTTCATTCTTCCCATAACTTAATGTGTTATTTGTTCATAATTCTTTCTTATTACTGTATCTACTTTATGACATAAGTCAATTAAGTATGTACCACTTTTTACTTGTTCACTATCAAATGATGCTTCTATAAATGGCTCTAATGCTTCAATAAACTCTTTGGCTTTTTGATGCATATTTGCACCAATTTCTGCTGTAGGTTTCATTTCATCTAGTTCCATTATTAATAGATTACTCAATGCTGATATTTTGTGATATAAAACTCTTTCTTTTTTAGTCATAATTTTTATTATACTAGTTCTATTAATTGTTTTAAACATTCAAGTTCTGCTTCTTGTCTTGAATAATAATATTCTTCAGATGCAATTTTTCTTTTAACTTCAAGATCCACTATTTCCCAACCAAAATTATTTCCTTCTATTGATTTTGTTATAAAACCTCTAAGATGAGTATTTTTATCAAACCATTTAAATGCTTGTTGATAAAGTGGTGCTGTAAAACTTGGATCAATAAGTTTTATATCTTCATTTTCCATATTTTCATCATTTATATCATCTGTCAATATTTCAAGATCTATATTTGTTATACCATCTTCATAATATTGTAAAATAATTTCATCATCACATAAATTATATTCATGTGAACATAATTCATTAAACCCTAAGTCTCTTAACGCTAATGCTTCTTCATAAGGTACAAATTCTTCTTCCATAATTTTTATTTTTTAAGTTCTCCAAAACCAATTACCTACTAAATGTTTCCTATCTTCAGGATAAAACTCTACACTATCAAATGCAATCCACCATTTTTCAAGTTTCCATATATAAAAAAGTCTTTCTGCTACGTTAAATGTGCTCATGATATAAATTTGCTATTTCTTGGTTAATTCCATAATCAAGTAAGATATAATTCTTACCTTCCATTCCCCAGTTTTCAACATTATGTAAATCACAGTCCTCAAAATCAAGCTCAGGAACTTTTGCTTTAATACGTCTTACAACCATTTTTGGTATTCTTAATAATTCTGTGTCATATCTCTTTTGACATACAACACCTAAATACATCCATTTTAATTCTGCTAATGATGTAATATTTTTATATTTATCCCAAATATATTTTTCATTAAGTCCTTGAAGATAACCTCTTTTAGATAATGGTATCTTTATAACTATATTTTTCAAGATTATTACAAGTCTTGTTGAGTATTTAAAATTTATCATAATTAATTACACCATTGGCTACCAGTAGTAATTACTCCAGGAATATTATAAACATTTTTAGTAAGTTGAGTACAATTATTTCTAACTATAAAATTAGAAAATGTAAGTACACCTCCGTTATTATCTGGAATGTTATAAGACACACTTTGAAGAACTACGCCACAATTACAGTCTGTTGTATTTGCAGCAGGGGTTGACTCTGAAGGTGTACAACTAAATAATAATACTCCTAATGTTATTAATGATACTACAACTAATAATGTTGTAAACACTCTTTGACCATTTTTAATAGTTCTTTTCATTTCTAATTTGTTTATTTCTTTCATCTTATTTATTTTTAAATATACATTTCATATTCATCATGGATTTCTACAACTTTTGTATCTAATTTTACAAATCTTTCAGCTCTGTAACCAATCCAATGTAAACCAAATTGAGTACGGCCTTCATTCACAATACCATTAATGATATAGACTCTTTGTTCCATACCATTAATGTATTGCTGAATTACCTCATACTCATTACCTTCTTTAACTGATGCTCCTTGAGGAAGTTTTGTATCATCTATGCAAAGTACTTTCATGATAAATTAATCCATAAATTTTTAAGATCTTCTTCTTCAGGGTCTTCATCTTCTGAGTAAACATTACCAGTTCCCTGGCAATCATCACACATCATTGTTATATAACAACCACCGCAACATTCATTGCTATAGTCATGACAATTCATTATTTCAACGGTGCCTACACCATCACAATTTGAACATTTCATTTGCTTAAAGGATTATAGTATTTAACTTTTTTAGGATCAAAATCTTTTAAAGCTGTTTGTACCCATAATTCATCTTGAGTATTCTTATAACATAATATATGACATGTGGCTTTTTCTGTTGGATTAAGACGTAATAGTCTACCAATTCTTTGAGCACTTTTTCTTTCATTACCATATGCATGCATAATAATACCCTGTTTTAAATTAGGAATAGTAACGCCTTCACTTAACTGTAATACACAAGACAACCTATCAATTCTACCATCCGCAAATAGCTCTAGGTTTTCTTCATTTTTAGAGTTTCCCGAATGGTAGCTGTGTTTTGATAGTTTATCTGCTTGTTTTTGAGTATTTGCAAAAATAATACATTTAGTTCCCAAATTGGGAAGTAATGATTTTACATACTCTTCTTTAGTTACATATTCCATTAAAGCTCTCATTCTCATGATTGCTGCAAGTTGTTTTGCTTTTTGTGATTGTGCTTCACCACATTTTGCAGTAACATAATCATAATCTTTTTTTTCTGATGTCCACCAAAAACCTCCTTGTTTTTTGGTTTTTTTTAATGTCAATAACTTTGACAGTTCTAATTCATGTACTACTATCTGATAATCATTTAGTATTTTTGAGTCAGTTGCTTCATCAATGGTAAAAGTATATTTAATTGGACAGTACTTGCTTACCATTTTTCCTTTTTCAGAATCATTGTATTTGGGTGGTGTACCAGTTAAACCTAAGATTTTACCTTTAAAGTTTGAAAGAAATTCAGAATGTGTTTCTAATAAATTGTGACACTCATCTAAGTATACAATATCATAGTCATTAGGATTTTGTTTTCCTATTGAAAGATATGTGGTAAATGATAAATGATCTGCAAGTTTTTCTATATCAAGCTTCTTAAGTTCTGCTAACCAAGAATCTTTAATAGATAACTTTGGTATAACTACCAATGCTTTTATAAAAGGGTTGTAATTTTTTTGGAAATGCTGAATTGCAATTCTGGTTTTACCTACACCCATACTAATGGCCAAGCCACATCTTTTGTGATTTAATGCAATTTTTAATGCATCTTCCTGTACTGACTGTCTACTCATTGGATTGTTTTATATCTGATAATATTGTATCCAGTGAATGCTTTACATTACTTAAGATTTCATCTTCAATGCTTTTGAATTTCTTGTATAGTTTGGTATCAAAGTTTTTCTTTAAGTTATAAAACTTTTTACCTGATACATTTACATCATAAGCATACACATGATTAACAAGTTGGATTCTATCTTCTGTAATAACTATAAAATAGTCATTGTACTTAATATATCTTTTGTCTGTTATTGGACATAAAGATAATTCTGAATTTGAATTTTTAAGTACATATGTTGCTATAGATAATGCTTTCAATTGATTTACTGATAGCTCTATATCTTTCATGTCTGTACTAACAAAATTCTTTTTATACCATAAGTATTTCTGTAACAATAAACGTTTAAGTTTGTGCTTTGCGGATTTAAATAATTTCATAAGTTTAAATTTTTGTTATTTGTTTAAAGTTTTTGAATAAGCTCAATTAACTTATTAATAATTATACCTCTATCAATTTCATCTTCTATGATAGGTACACATTTTTGTTCTTCACTGAACATGCCTGCATCTTTATCATATACATAAGCTTCTAAAACAAGCTTAAGGATTTCAATCTTTGATATAATTATTTCATTGTCAAGTCTCTTATTTTCTTTTTCTAAGGCTTCTTTTTCAATAGTAGCTTTAGTTTTTTCAGAATGTTTGTCCATAATTAAAGTTTTATTGTTGAGGTAAATATACGTGAATCAAACCATTTTTCACAAAAATGTATCATTTGCACCCATTTTTCACCAAAAAAACCTATTTTTCCTGAGTTTCCTCAATTACTAAGTATTTTTCACCACTTTCTGTCTTTTTGACTTTACCGGTTACCATAAGTTTCTTTACAGTTTCAGGATCCAATATATCAAAAGTTTGCTTCATGTATATGATCTTCATAAACCAAAGATGATTACCAGACCAGCAACACCAATACCTGCCAAAAAGTAAACAAAATTGTTTACCCATTGAGGATACCATACTCTTGTTGGCTCTGTGTCAATATGAATAAGAAAGCTAATCTTTTGTTTGATTGTTGGGTAATTTTCAATTAACCATAAACTTAAAGGGTCATCACATAAATCATCAATGTGATATTCAGCATAAGTGTGTATTTTGTGCCCAATGAACATATCATCTTCTCTTAAATGTTGAGGTAATTCTGATAACTTAATTACTGATCTTGTTACTTTTTTCATAATCTTATTTGTTTAAAAATTTATCTATTTGGTCAAACAACCAACCTGTTAAATAAGCTTCAGGTTCATCGTTATATCTATCTACTTCCATTGCACAGTCTAGGTATATTTGGTTCTTTAAATGAACTATTTCGTGTGCTATATTACTTAAATGAGTTGCATCTGTAAATCCTATAACATAGTGTCTATACCCTTCTTTGTCTTTTAGTGTAACTGCTCCAAAATCAGATAGAGACTTTGTCTTATATTTTTTTTCAACATAGGACAAGTCTTTATCCAATATGATGGTTAACTTACAACAGTATATTGGTATATCTATTGTGGTCTTTCTCATATCTTATTTGTTTTTAAATTGTTTTTAAAGTCCACCACCAAGTGTTTTTAGATATTGTTCATAAAGAATATTAAGATGTTCCTTAGAAACTCTTTTTTCCTCCCAAGTCAAACCATTAAAATCTGAAAACCATTTTGTAAAATCTACTGCTCTGAATCTTTCTCTTTCGTAAATATTTTCTTGTTGTTGCTTTTCTATTTCTTTGGCTTGTTCAATATACTCATACAATCTTGTAGGTAAACTATCATAAATTGTTTCAAATTCACTACATTTATTCTCTAACCATTCTACTGCTGTCATATTATTTATTTTTAAATTGTTCAAATAAACTCTTAACTCCTCTTGTGTGCGTTAATAGAGTATGTTTAAATATAAACTCTCCAAATGCTATCACTTCTTCCTCATTATAACTTCTTTCTTGTTGCCATTTAGCACCAAATTTTACTGCTGATATAATATCGTGTCTGCAATATTCATTTTTATTCGTTGCAGGACATCTATATATTTCTGAATATTGCTCTATAGCTTCTTCAAGTGTTTCTTGTTTAGGTTCTTCAGGTCCACAGTCACAATAATTAGTATGTCCACAGTAACATTTTGTTTGTTCTTCCATAACTTTTTTATTATTTAATCCTTTTATAAATGTATAACCTGTAGCAGTTGGTTTAAATCTTCTTTTATTCCATCCTTCAAAAATAGTTTCTACTAATGGATTCCATTGGCTTTCCCATACATTACCTGTTGTATTTTTAAGATGATTATATATTTCTAAACAATCTTCTGCATCTTGTTTATATTCTGTTTTTAATTGCACTTGCAATCTATCCATTAATTTACCCATAATTCTTATTTGTTTTTAAATTGTTCGTTGTAGTATTGTTCTGCTATTTTTGTATTACTACTACTAAAAGCTTGTGAATCATATTCAGATTGTCCATTTATATGTGAAAGAATAATCTGTTCCTTTTCCATTTCTTTAGCTATAATAACTATATGTTCTGTTTCTTCCAAATATTCTTCATCACTAATTTCGTTGAAATCTAATTTTAGTAGTAATTCTTCAAATTTCTGTGCTAACCATTCTACTGCTGTTTGTTTCATAATCTTATTTGTTTTTAAATTGTTTAAGTTTATTAAGGATATGCTTTTCTGAGCAACCTAATGCTTCAGCAGCTTCTCTATTAGTTTTATACTTTAATAATGCTTTCTTTATAAGCACATTTTTTGCTTCTTCTAAATTTAATATTTCAGTCATATGATTTAAGTTCTACTATCTGAGAATCCAAGTTCAACTGCATCTTCAGGATTAAGTTCAATCCATGTATGACAGTTTCTACATACTGGTAACCAAGTAGTTACATCTAAATGATACTTTCCTCTTCCTTTTTTGTGATGAACATCAGTAGCATGCAAAGAACACTTATGGATCTTTGCATGACATACAGGATGTTTTGTTAGATAAACTTTACGTATTTGTGAATACTCAGAGTTAATCTTTGATAGTTTGGCTGATACTTTTTTGATTGTCATTTTCTTTTAATGTAAAAAAGTTTTTTGGTAACAAACCTTTAGACATAAATCTTAAAATTACATCTTCATAAGTAATACCCAAATCTTTTAATGTTAGTGTGTTGTTGTAGTCTTCCAATATTTCATCTTCTGGGATAGAAATAATATATTCTGCAGTTGGACCACGGAATGTTTTACGGAATAAATCATTAATTCTTTTATTGCAGATAGTTTGTTTCCAGGCATTTATCTCTCTTTGAGATCTTCTCCATACTTTAGATATTCTTCTTTTTTTATCCCAGTGTAGAGTTTCAATTTCTTGTGGATCATACACATTAAGGCCGTGTAATACTCTTTTAAACAAGAAGTGTTGA